AATGTCCTGCATGGCGATACCTAAGACGTACATGGCGGGTATTGAGCCGTCGGCAATCATGCGCTTTACCTTGATGCGTCCAGATGCGCCCAGCGTACCGCTTGCGCGTACTACCATGCCTTTTGATACGGTTACGCTGTCATCGTTGCGGACGTACCATATCCCAGGGAGCAACGGTATTTGTACACTGTCCAGCCCGCCGTATTGGAAATACCCTTTCTCAGCGCTGTATTTAAGTTCTTGCTCCGATGCGTCGCCTTCGTTGATGTTGAAGGTGATGGAGTCGAATGGCATTGATACGCCGCCGCCACCACCGGATACAAGCTGCCAGGCTTTCGAGCGGTAGGCGTATAAGTTGCCGCTGACGGTATCCAGGAGCATCCAGGCGTTGTTTATCCCCGACGGGTCCAGCGTGGATGTGTCGGCAATCGCGCCACGGTAAACAAGCCCGTCGCCTGTGGTCTGCCAGCCGAGGCGCTGTTTGTTGCCTGTGGATGGGTATTGCGAATAAGCAGTACCGAAAAGCAGCGTTAGTACAACTGCCAGGGCGTATTTAACCAATAATAATGAACTCGATTTCATAGTTGCTTCCATCGTAATGGGTAGTTGAATCTATTGTTACCACGGAGCCGGATGCGCTCCATTGGGATTGCAACAGCTTTTGGCCGTTCTGATATACTTTTATATATGCTTCGTTGCCTGGCAGTACGCCGCTGTTTTGCGTTACCGTTAGGGCATTGGATGTGGTGTTAAGAAACTCCTGGGAGTACACGTTCACCGATTGCACGGCTGGCTGTGTGCCCCCGCTCCCCCCGGTGCTTGTGCCGCCTCCGCCGCCGCTCGCAGCCGAACCGCCGCCGGATGTGGTCGGTACACCGCTATCTGAATTTTCAGGTAGGTATTGTATTGCTTGTTCGGTATACCCTGCCGCGCTTTGCAGATTAAACCAATCGCCTGAAAATATATCCCGCTTCAAATCCCAGGACATATTTTGGCAGACATAATTGCCACTATCCCAATATATCACGTTATGCGGCTGCAATGGCTTGTAAGGTGGGTTGAGGTTCTGATACGAAAAACCCGTCAGCCGTTTTACGGGTGTGAGTTGCCCCTTGATTATTTCGTTTACGAGCAATTGCGAAAAAGCCTTTGCTGTGCCACTATTGCCCACGCGCCAGGCGTCGGAGTTCACCCAGGTAGTCGTAGTGTCGTTGTAAATTTCGATATGTCCAGGCGTTACCGTGTTGGGTCCATCGCCCAGGACGGTGGACAGTTGCACGGTTTTGGATGCGCTCGCGTCGTTGGTTGCGCTGAACCTGAAAATGTCGCTTTGGTCGTCAAACGTTCCATCTTCCAACACCTCCAAATAATTGTTGAACAACTCCCACGACACATCCACATCGCCCAACGTCGGAGCAATTACAAGTTCGTTGCCTGCCATATCGAACGCCTTGTAAATCGCGGGCTTGAAGGTTACCGTTCCCGATGCACCCAGGGGAAGGGGAGGGGTAAGGAAGGAAATAGAAAACACCTCCGTATTTTCTTCTACCACGACAATAGGGGAAAGGACATAGAACCAATCGGTATTAATTACCGTCCATTCCGGCGAGGTGCCAGATATGCCGCCATTAAGGTAGTAGCTGCCTACGTTCACCTGTATGCGGAATTGTACGAAAAAGTTTTGGAAGGTTAGCGCCTGCCAGTCGGTAGTCATCCGCATTTGGCCGGAGTAGTTGAGGCGGGTGGTAGCAAGCCCGCTATCTACCGTGTCCACCGAGGTGTAACTTACCGGGGATCCGTCTTTGAAGTTTACCCCTGGGAGGGTGTTGCGGCTTTGGATGTGGTTGTAGTCTACTGTTACCTTTTCCAATGGTGCAAAGAACTGAAAGAAGCCACCCGAAAAACGTTGTAGGTCTGAGGATGCCAGGTTTAGCTGGTCATTTTCTAATCGTAAATCTTGGTTACTTCCCGTCGTTGCCGTGCCATCGCTTTTGTATTGCACCACATTTACAGCCGTCGGCGACGCCATTTGGTTTACCTGAACAAACCAAAAGCAATCACCAGAGAACACGATACGCGCACCCCATGCGGTGCAAATGGCCTCCAGTACCTCATAGCAGGTTTTGAACTTGTAGTTACCCTTATTGTCGATGTGATAAAACGCACTATGGCTTACGCGGCTATTTGCTAATGGGTCTTTAGTGCTGCTATACGTCCAGCTTGTTTCATGCCAATTGCACGCCGTTTTGAGCAAGGTTAACAGGTTGGAGCCATAATACAAATTGACAAACGCCAGGTTGTTGAGGCAGCGGAGGATATGCTCTACAAACGTTTCTTTTCCCGTGTGCGGGCTGGTCAGTGTTTGGGAGTATTGAACGCCTTTCAGCACGCCTAATCCATCCACGCAGGTGATGTTTGCCACGTATCCAACGCTTAGCGGCACATCTTCGATGCTGGTAAGGTCAGTGGTGATGTAGCCTACCCATCGCGTTTCCGGCGTGATGCCGTTGGATGTACTTACAGTTACGGTAAACCTGCCTTCCTGCGCCGTGATAAGGTCGGTGATAAATGTCTCCAAGTCGGAGGTATTGATTATCATTCCGAACTTGCACTCGCTGCCAATGATAGGAGAAAAGCGTTCTTTGCCGTCATCCCCCCGCCAGGCTATTTCCAGCGATGTGAGCGAAAAGCCCTGCGACGTACCGGAAAAAGACGAATCGTCTATCGTTACCCCGATAACGCCCTGCTTTTCGCTGTAAAATGTTTGCTGGAAACGTGCGCCCATTGTTTATCTGATTCTGCCGTCCCTGGTCTCGGCACGCCGTACCAAAACTAAAAGGTCGTTGCCTGAAATGCGTGTTTCTGCTATCATGCTCCCGGATCCGCCGTCGAGGTATTCCCGCAACTTGGACAGCGGTGCAATTACCTCCGGGTCGGTACGTGCGCCTGGGTTATCGCCGACGGTTGCAAGGGTAGGGCCGAACGCCAAACCGCCCTTTGCAAGTTTTACTGTGCCAAACAACGCTTTTAATACCGAACCAAACGCTTTTCCGGCACCCAGGGCAATTGCGCCTCCAATGGGACCTAATGCAGCACCTGCCGGGCTTGCTAAGAAGTTGCGTATTTGGAGCAATACGATTTCGTTTATGATTGTGCCGAACACATCCAAAAACGCACGTTTGGCCGCTTTCCCAAAACTTTCTAAGCTGCCAATAGAGGCCGCAAGGCTACTCCCTAAAGTATCGAATAAAGTAGCGGCAATTTCGGCATATTGCATTTGCTGCTCTTTGGCTTTTAGCGTGGCCTCGTCGTTTTCCTCAATCACAACTTTCAGCCTGTCGTATTCATCCGCCAAAACCCGCACCGCTTCCGAGTATGGCCCAAATGTCTCCAATGCGGATTTCAATGCGGTTTCAGTCGCCCCCAACTGTGCCTCCAGCGGGTTCTCCCCAAATATGGCCGCCTGGTTGCTAACTTGTAACAATGCCTTTTGGTACTCCAGCAATGCGTCTTTTTGCTTATTGAGTTCGGGAGTCAATACAGTGATGTTAGACAATTCAGCCCGAACAAAACCAAATGGACCTTTTGCGGTTTGGGCTAATCCAGCTATACGAGAGGTAATGTTGCTGATTGCTTTTTCTTGCTCTAAGAGGGCTTTGGTATCTATTTTCGGCGCTTCAATTTTGCCCCCACCAGTTCCGGCGGTTGGCTCGAAGGTGCCAAAAGATGTGCCGCCTACAATAGAACTTGTTATCTTCTTGGTTTCAGCCTGTATCTTTTTGATTGCAGGCGTAAGGTAGTCAGTATTGTCTTCAAAGCCCTTCGCGAAGCCTTGCACAAAGGATTTTCCAAGTTCAAAAGGTTGCGCCCCTACAAATGCGTCTTTTAGGTTCTTTGCTGCTTCTGTGAAGTTGCCCTCACGGATATTTTGAAAGCCCTCCAAGATGTTGCCAAATACCGCTTTGGCCGCCTTTCCAAGTTCGATAAAGCCGCTACCAACTCCATTGATAACCTGCCTTACGACCTCAAAACGCTTATATAGGATAACCAGCACAGCGATAACGCCTGCAATCGCGGCAATGGTAAGACCTATGGGTCCTGTGATAAAAGCCCATGCGGCGGCTATTTTGGGGCCGATGCTGATCAGTGACTTAAATGCGGTTATTAGGTACGCCACCGAACTCGCTAATTTTCCGACAATAAAGATAACTGGCCCGATACCTGCCAATATTGCCGCAAAAACAACAATAGCTTTTTGTACCCCAGGCGATAGTTGTTTAAACCAAGATACCGCAGATTGCAATGAATCGGATAGTTTTGTCATTATCCCTTCCAGGTCGAGGGCTTCCGCTATAATGCCCCCTAATTCCGACGCAGCAATAAACACGTTATCAGAAAAGTTTTCAAAAGCGTTAGCCAAACCCCCAGTAACGTTTTGCGTTTGCGGTAACTTCGCCAATGCCTCTGATAATCGTAGCGTAAACTCCTTAGCGCTGATACCCGTGTCGCGGATCGCCTCGATGTTGTTGGTGCCAAACGCGGCCTCCATACCCGCCGCCATGAGGGGCAGGTTGGACTGGATTACTTTGTAATCCTCTGCCAGCAGCTTGTTCTTTGAAATCATCTGCGTAAGCTGATACTGGATTGCCTCCAACTCAAACTTACCCTTTCCGACGGCTGCCAATGCTTTGCCAAAGCCAAAGAGCGTGCTACGCGCCTCATCTGCGCTTAGGCCAACGGCTTGCAAGTTAATGGAGCCTTGTACGGCTTCTTTCAAGCCTAAGCCTGGCAATTTGGCGACTTCGCGGAGTTTTTGTAATTCTTCAGCTGCCATTTCAGAAGAACCCATAATGGCCGTCAAGCCCTTATTAAGTTTCTCCATATCGGCGAATGACTTGACAGCAGCAAGACCAAGCCCGCCCAATGGCGCGGTAAGGCTTTGCGTCAGCGTCTCCCCAGCATTGGCCATTTGCCGTCCAAAGCGTGCGAGGCTTTTTTCTGCCATTTGCAGGCTGCGCTGAAAGCCGCTGGTTTCAAGCGTTAGCGCTACGTTTATCTTATTCGCCATGCCATTGCTTTTTCATATCCTCGTCCCATTTTGCGAAAAGTTCCTGCCTGTCGGCTTGTGCTATCGGAGCGGGTGCGCTTTGTTTTTCCCAGGGGAAAGTAATCAAGTCAGTCGGATTTATGTTCTTTCCTTTTGCCAGGTGCGGAGTAAGGTTCACGGCTGCTACCCAGCGGGCTATCTCCCAATTTTCGCGCAGCCTTTCTTCCTCTGCTTTTTGCCTGCCTTTTACCACGTTTGTAACCGTTGCGAAAGTGGCATCGTAGTAATCGCTTAATGTCATGCCATACCGTCCGCATACAATTTCCTCAAGTTTCGCCAGGGTTAGGGCTTCTTCTTCTTCCCCGGCGTCGGTACGTTTCCCGCGTCAGTATTGCCCGGCATGGATTTACTGATTATCTCCATGCACCGCTGCAACATTTCGGCGTCATCGTCAAGCATATCGGCAATATCGTCAGGATGCATCTCAAAGGGCTTTCGCTCTTTTCGGTGCCCGTCCTGAAAGCCATGCCAAAGCATGGATATAAGTAGGGTAGGGGTAATCGAGTTCTCCATCTTTGCGAAGTCCTGAAGCCCCATATCATGTTCTGTGCAAAACTTCGAGAGAGCAGCCATACCCCAGCTAAAGGGGAGGCTGCCCCTCGTAGTCTCAATGAAAAACGCGCTTTTCATATTGTAATGTGTTTAGTTACGTGGTCATCGTTACCGCGCCCGTGATTGTCCACGTAGCGGAGTAGGTTGCGTTTTCTTCCACTGCAGCAGACATTTCCAGGGAAGTGATGAACGCGGTGCATTGCCAGTACGGTGTACCTGTTACGTTAGGTTGAAACTTCACCACAAGCTTTGTGCCTGCATTGTAGTAGGTGAAAAGGTCATCTACTCCCAGGTTGGTGGTGTCGAACGCAACAAGCCCCTCGCTTTGCAGCGTACCGGAACGCCTGCCAGGTTCTGCGGAGGTGTAAGACGCTACATTGTCTTTTGTCAGCGTTTCCCGCGTCTCGGTGGAAAGCGACATTGTACAGTTGGTGGCCTCCCCGATCGCAACGCCGGAGGCGTATATACGAAAGTTAGTGCCGTTTACTACCGTTGCCATATCAAACTTTTTAGTCGGTCAAAAAATGATGGTCTATCAAAACCCTCTCCATCGTAGTCCGGCGGGAGGTAAAAATTGTTCACTTCGATTTTTTGCGGCTCTGTTTCTTGTTTGGGTTTTGGGATATAATCACGTCGTGTTTGGTCGCCACTTACCACCGCATGGCCGGAGTCAATAAGCTGGTACGCCAGTTCCTCTGTCAAATCAGGCTCCTGTCCCTTCTTCCATTTCCAATACGGCTTTATGATGGTGACTATCATTTTGCGGCTTTCTGTTTTTTGTGCCATTTAGCAAAGGCTACAATAATGCTTCTCAACACCGTAGGGCTTGCCAGTTGTGGCTCTAATACTCGGCGTCGGTATGTAGATGCTTTGCCGTACAAGGCAGAGGCGTAATAACCGGATGATGTGTTTACCGTTGCCCCAATCGTTTCCGGTAATTTGCGCAGCACTTTGGGACCTACTTCGTATTCCTTTAGCCTGGTGAAAAATTTGCGCGTTGACTTTAGCAAGTTGCCCGGCTTGATTTCCACCTTTTTGCCTTTCCGGTAGTAATAGTGCTTCTTCCTTGATTTCGGCGATGAAAGTGCGCGCACGCTCTTTGTAACCACATCGGCGCCCACACTAAGCACTTGCCTGGGCGTTTCAGGCAAAGAGAGCTCTTTGGCATATTCGCGCAATGCGATACTTACCTGCGTCGTATCCACCGTGAACGCGCTGCTATTGCCACCGCTTTGTGATAATTGTTTGTAAAACGACATATCAGCGTTTTATCCGAAAATCAAAAGATTGCTCAACCACAAACACATGTTTGTCAAAGTCTATTTGTGCGCTTTGCTGCGAGGCAAAACGGATGGATTGCACATTTACCCCGCCCATTGTGCCGCTTTGCCTGTCCAGGGCTGTGCGTATTGCTTCGGCCAAATCTTGCGCCTGTGCGTTGGTGTTGGCGAACGACATAATACTCACCGTAACCACGTCCAGCGGGCTTACGCCGTCCTTTGTGTCCGTTGGCCTGGTAGTATCTACTGTGTACGTTACAAAAGGGTAGGTAGCCTCCTGCGTTGCTATTTCGGGAAAGATGCGCGTGGAGCAAATAGCCGTTACGCCTGCGTTACCCGATAATTTTGCATATACCGCTTTGCCTACCATTACGCTTGTTTTATCTGTCTGCAGCCCAGCGTAACAAATTGCATATCGTTGCTGTATGTTACGCTTTCAATATCGAATGTGCGCCCGTTATGCGCAACGCGGTTTGTCTCGTTCACGTCGTTACGGTAACGGATGGTATAACGTGTTTCTTGTTGCACCGTTTCTTGTCCCGCTTGTACAGCCTCGTTACTTGTTGCTGTCATTTGTTGCATCATTGCAAAAACCGTTGCAAGGGTGCCCCATGTTTCTACCCGTTCGCCGTATGCGTCGGTTGTTTCCGTTTTAAACAGTATATCAATCCTGTCCCGCATACGCCCTATGCGTTCCTGCTTCCGGTATTTGTTCGGGTTGTTCATGCGAATCTGAATAGACGATACCCAGCGGCCTGGAGCAAGTACTCGGCAGCGGTGGGCATCTTCTTTACGTAATCGGTGCGATTGTCGTACATGTCGGCAATGGTTAGTAACATGGCTGTTTTTATCGGAGCAGGTACCGCGCTTGCATTGTCGTAGCCGACGGTATAGATAGCGCTGGCACGGTTAATGCTTTCCTCTGTATCCGGCCACGTTTGGCCGTATGCGCGAACGATACGCGCAGGCATGGATACGCTGTCCACGTCGTACACCGTTACGGGCATAGTCTGTGTAACGCCTGCGGTATCAAGGTACGTAACGGCACTAACGGAGCGTAACGGCGCAACGGAAAGAACGAGTGTACCGTCTTTGGGCAACACGTCCCAGGTCTCCAGGACAGTTTGGGGCAATAGCGATATAGCGCAATGGTTTTCCACCCATACCCGCGCAGCGGTGATAAGGGTATCCACCAATGTGTCATCGGTCGTATCGCTTCCAAGTTTAAGCCAGTTTTTGGCCTCCGCCCTGGTGATCGGTTCGCTTGTTGCCGCCGTTGTTATCTTGTACGCCACGTCTTTCTGTTTTATTTTTTGCCGTTGCGGTTTCGTATCCTACCGCTTCGGCTATCCCGGCATTGATTAGCCGGGAAGCCTCTTGCGGTTCTACTTCTGTAAGGGTGCCGGGAGGTAGGTAGAACCCATCCCCGGCAACCCCTTTAATCAGGCGTATTTTTGTCATGGCACCTAAGCCTGTACGAGCAACTTGATTGCCCCGACGGGGATCAGCTTGGCATCGTAACGGCTAAAGCCGTAGAAGCCCACGCTGAAATTGTCGAGGAAAAGTTCGTCGGTCCTCACAAAGATGGGATTCAGGACCTCGCGGATAACGTAGTAATTCCAGTCACCAAAGGCGATAGTCTTCTTACCCGTTGCAATACTCTCCATGCTTTGGTTGATCACATACGGAAAGCCCCAAATGGTTGCAGGTTCGCCGTCGCGCATTGAAGGTACCCAGAGCGGGGTGGAATCGGAAGATCCGAGTGTCAGCTTTTTCACGGCCGCCAGGGTGCTGTCGTTCATCATGAAAGCGACGTTCGGCCCCGTGCGGTATGCCGGGTCAACGCTGTGTACCAGGTCGAGGATTTCCGTAGCCGTAATGGCCGTTGCGCTCGCCGTGGTCTTTCCTGTCGGTGCGCCGCCAGAAGTGGCCAGGATGCCCGTCGGCTTGCTCGAACCGTCGCCCGTCGTAAAGTGCGCGTTGATTGCGCGACCGAGGCGGGTGGCCAACATCGTATTGATTTCGGCGGCTGCATTGACGGCCTCATCCTGGAGCCATTCGCGGGATACCACGATTTTGCTCCGGTACGTGTAGGCGTTGAGTTGGATGCGGGAGATGCTGAAGTCCTGCGTAGTCGTTGCGGAGGCTTCCGCCGTAAGCAAGGCAGCGGTCGAGGTGTCATCCACGTACGGCTGGTTCCACAAGCCGCCCCCGGCGGTGCGCACAATGCGGGAGGCTTCGTACATGCCGCCGTACTGTTTCAGCGTCATGATGAACTCCGGGGAAAGTTCAGTGGGCACAACGTAGCCGCCATAGATTGCCCCGGTGGTCTCCGTGGTGATGGTGCTGGTACCGCGCTGTTCGCCAGCCTGCAGGGCTGCCAGGGTGGCCTGGTCGAGGTACTTCTCGCCGCGCCGTACGTACGAATCGAACGCCTTGCGGTAGTCCATTTTCGATGGTTGCGGGTCGGTGATGAACCCGGATGCGCGGTTCTCGGTTTCCATCCCCGCGATGACGCTACGGGCTTGGATTGCCTGCTCCAAGGCTTCCTGGTCCGTGTGCATCCGCATAAATTGGGCGTTTTCTTCGCCGGATAGGTCGCGCCCCTCTGCTTTGGCACGGGTCACGAGTTCGCGCATTTGTTCGCGAATCTGCATGTATTCGTGCCGTAATTCGGTTGCTGTTTTCATCTGAATGAAAATTTTAGATTAAGAAAACCTCCGCTTGGTCGCGCAGAGGGGTATCTTTCGGGGCTTCTTCGCCCTGTATTTCTTTCATGGCATCCAGCGAGCGGAGCGCCACGGTGGTATCGGTATACGCGGGGAAAGTAACGGGGGAAACATCAAAAAGACGTTTTACCTTTTTGATTTTGCGCTTTGGCTTTGCGCCTATGCGTTCCTCCCAGTCCTCTTTGTCAATGGTAAACCCGAAGGAGGATTGCGATATGTCGCCACGTGCCAGTAATTCTTTTAGGTCGCGCCCCGCCGTAGTATCCGGGATGTCGAACTCGTAGCGCAGCCCTTTTTCATCCACCGTAAGTTTTAGCGTACCTGAAGAGGTGCGGGCTAACAACATATTGGGATCGTGGTTGAACAATGCGCGCACGTCGGCCATATCGGTACCGTCAAACGCGCCCGGCTCTATCATTTCGTCAAAACTGCCCAGGTCGGTGGTACTGTTGAAAAGTGCCGCGTACCCGTATGCGGTGTTGGTGTCGCCCAGTTGCATATCAGAGGCGAACATGCGCACTTCTTTTTCGGCGCTATGGTTTTTGTTTTCCATTTCTTCGTATTTTCTTTTAGCCCAGGCCAGCATCGCATCGCCGCCCCAGGCATCATACATAATCGAACCGCATATCTCGTTGCCGTCATCGTCGAAATACCTTCCCTGGTCGTACACCTTTGCCCGGCTAAGGAAGGAATAAGCCCTTACTGTCCGGTCGTGGCTTATCGTTTCCCGGTTGGCCAGGATACGCGCCGTTTCCCAGCCTACGGACGTGCCGCAGTCGCTGCCGTTATCCTCCCGGTGCTTGATAGCGCGTTTGGCGTTATTGGTCGCTGCCTGTGGGTAGTCGTTATACGGCATTGTTATTGTTTTGCGCCGGGTTGGTCATGTTCATCGGTACGTAGTATTCTTGTCCTGTGCCGTCGGTGATCGGGTTGTAGCCTTCTTTTGCGCGTACCTCATCGCGGTTGAGGATGCCCCATTTCATCATGCTTTCCACCCATTGCGAACGGCTATTAAGGTCGGACATAGAGAGGTCGTCAATGTCGAACACGCACATGAACCGCATTTGCTCGTCATACGGGAACAGCTTTGTATTGAGTTCGCCCTCGATACGTTTGCACCATGGGCGAAGGGTATGCTGCCGGAAAAGCAGGGAAAGGTGTTCGATGTTGGAAAACGTCGCCCTGTCCAGGTCTTCCAAAAGAAATTGAGGTACGCCGAAAATGCGGGCAATATCGGAGATGGTCAGTTTCTTGGTATCGGTTGCGCCTGCTTGTTGTGGGCTAAGCCCTACTTGTTGGTAGTCCATGCCTTCTTCCACAATGGCCACTTTACCGGAGTTGGAAGAACCGCCATAGGTGCCCTCCCAGCTTTGCCGGAGGCGCTGCATGGCGTCGTTGGTCAGCCTGCCTGGGTGTTTCAGGACGCCCGCGATGGTTGCGCCGTCGCTGAAAAACTTTGTCAAGTACTCCTGGTTTGCGAGTGCCAGGCCAAAATTGTCTGCCAACATGCGGATTACTTGGAGCCCGGTGATACCGTTCCAGGATATGCCGTTAATATGCACCATGTTTGATGCCCGTACCTCCCGCGTTTCGGGCTTCAATTGCCCGTTTGCCGGGTCTGCAGGTGCTTGCAATACCTCGTAAAACACTACCCCATTGCGTTCTTTTACCGTCACGCGGTCGGGTTGCAGGATGGTGTAGTTTTTCGGGTAGCCCGTTGCCCGTTCGCGGTTAATTTCGGCGTATGCGTTGCCGTACAAAAGGGCATGGGTTACAAGTGTGTGAAAGAAATTGTATTTGGTGTAAATCTGCGAAGGTTGGAAGCTAATCTGCCTTTGCACCGGGTGCTGGTACGCTATCGTTTTACCGCCGTCGGGAAGCTGCTGCATCACGTTCACCGGAAGCGAGGCGATGGAATCCGCTATGATGTTCACGGCACGCCATACAGTAGAAAGAGAAAGGACGGTATCAGCGCTAACAGCCTGCTTCGCTTTGTTGGGCACGCTGAAAAGCCGCGACATAATCAGTTCATCCACCGCATTGCCTTGCAGCATACGCTTATCCGTGTTCGGGTTGGCAGTATTGCCCCTATTGGGTGCCTTGTTGCCTTGAACCGTGAAAATAGCCGCTATATTGGAAAATATGCCCATTTGCGCAGTTTGAACCGGAAAAAAGCCCGGTTATCCGCAAAAATGGGTGTTTTAGGCTGTTTGAAAGCTAACCATTGGTAAGAAAAAAGGGCGAAGCATGCCAAATGCCCCGCCCCAGGTCGAAAAGAGAGTCGGAAAAACTAACCTTGCTTTTTCTGTGGGAGGTGCGCCCTATGGGTGCAAAAACTTTCATAAGAAGAAAACCGCTCCGGGATACGGTGCAAAACGCGCTCGTTTTCTACCATTTCGTAGGCTTCGCGGTGCGTTAGCCCGGATGCCTGGACAAAGTGCCAAAATCGCTGGGCATAGCCGTTGGGATGCAGGGTGTCCAGGACGTGTATTGGTATGGTGATTGCAGTCGGTTCCATAGCACAAATATACGGTTTTTAGAGCATAAACATATCGCGGTCATTGTACACGCTTTCTCCGTGTTGTGCGAGCCAGTTGAGGTATCCGGCAAAGCACATGGCCAAAACTACCATGCCGTCAATCTTTTCGCGGCTTTTGTCTTTGTCGAACTTGCATAAGCCATTCCAGTATTTCATGGCCACATTGCCGCACATCCAACGCAGGACAGGATCGCCGCCGTGGTTAAATTTTCCGGTGGCGACAAGTTCTTCTATCATGCGTATAGGCTCATTGAATTGCGTTACCGTTTGGGCGAAAGGCGTAACCCGTGCCCCGGCGTCCAGTAGCTCGGTTGCAAGTTTGGTGGATTGCCATCGGTCGTAATAAATGCTGTCAATTTGATAGAACGCCGCATCCTCTAAAACCGTGTCGTATATCCTGGCCTGGTCGGTGATATTGCCTTCTGTCAGCTCCAAATAACCCTCCTTTTCCCAGTCCATGTACGGGACACGGTCGCGCCGTGCCCTGATTTCGGCGTTTTCACGCGGGGCAAAATAACGACACGTAAAGACAAATTCGCCGCCTTCTTCATCGGGTGGGAACAGCAAGCCCCATGCGGTCAGGTCGCGGTTAGATGAAAGGTCGAACGCACCAAAGCATGTGCGCCCACGGAGCGCCTCTTTATCCAGGGGTTTTGCGCAGGTCATCCATAGGTGGTCCTGTATCCAGGTTTTGGCCTGCCTTACCCAAATATTGAGGTTCTTTGTTTTAAAATTCACTTCGCTGCTTTGCCCCTCGTTGATTGCCCGCTGATAAGCTATCTCCATCGCTTCATGTGTAGGTGTTACACCTATCGATGGGTTGGCCTTGTAGCGGTTTGCCGGGTCGTTCCAATCGTCGCCCTCATCAAGCGTGAACACAAGGCCAAAGGTACTATCGTCTTGGGCTTTGCCGTCTACGATGTCGCACACTACCTTTCGGTACTGGTAACATGCGCCGTTGATATTAAACCCAGCGGTGGTGATGATGAACAATAGGGGCTGTGAACGATTGACCATACCGGATTCGAGGTTGCGGAGTACGCTGTCATCGGTACTCTCGTGGAACTCATCAATAATGGCGCAGTTGGGGCGTAGCCCGTCCAATGTCTTTGAATCCGAGGCGATCGGTATAAATTTTGCGTTGTGTGCGCGGCTAAAAATCTTGGAATTGTTGAAGCTGTCATGCAGTTCTATCATTTTGTCAAACGATTGGCTATCCCGTTTTAAGAACCGCGTCATAGCCGCCGCGCTGCCCCAGCATATCTTTGCCTGCTCCAGCTTGTTCGCAGCCGTGTACACCTCTGCGCCAAATTCGCCGTCAAAGAAAGCCATTAGCAAGCCAATAGCCGCAGCGAGTTCTGTTTTGCCGTTTTTCTTTGCGACCTCGACGTAGGCTTTGCGAATAATGCGTTTATCGTTGGCCTTCCACCTCCAGCCAAATATCTGTGCAATCGCCCAGGATTGCCAGGGTAGGAGCGTAAAGGGTTTGCCGCCGTAATCGCCGGAAGTGTGCCGCATGAGGGATAGGATAGAAAAGACGCGGTTCACCTCTGCCAGGTCAAAGTAACGATCCTTTAGGGCGTACCAATCCGCATGCCTTTGCACGGCTTTTATTGCCAATTGTCCCAGCGGTATTTCGCCGGACAGTACACCGTCCTGGAATGCGTGAAAGTTCATCAATTCAGCTTCATGAGTTGCAGCAACGGGTCCTCCTTTGTCTCCGCTTGTTGTTCGGCTTCTTTGCCTGGACGGCCATAGAACCGCGCAAACAGTTCATCTACCGTTTTCATGTTTTTACGTTCGATGTCGCCTTTGATGGAGTTGGCCATTACGACCATGAACGCGGGAGCGTCCGGGTCTTTGATTATTTTGGCAATGTCGGCCATGCTCATCTCAAGCATTGACTCCATAATGCGGAGTTTATCCGCTTTACTGAAAGCTACCTTGAACTGCTTTCCAAGTTCTTGTTCCAGTTTTGTTAAAACGTTCTTTGGGCGTCCATTTGGGTTGCCAGACTGCCCAGGCTTAAAGCGGTGCGGAGTAGCTTTATCTGCTTTTGACATGATTTTTGATTTTAGCTAAAATTAGGTTTTCAAAATTTGCCGTGTGTGTGAAGAAAGC